ACAACACGTCAAAGCTGCCAACGCCCATCTCCTTGCAAAATAGCACGCACAGCAACAATGAAATAATGCAATTGCCAAGGCTTGTGTTCTGATCGCCGGAACAACGCATCGCGCCAATATTGGCAGCGACAGCGCCGTCCCTACAGCGACCAACACCATAATTTGAAAGTTGACACCGCAGCAAGGCTGGCAGCAACCTATCGCCGGGAAACAAGCCGGTGTAAAGCGAATGTTCAACCTTCAGCAATTCCTTGCCGATGGTCTGATCAAATCTACTCGCATCCAAACCGACACAAACCCAACCAGGCCGCAACTTGCTGGCTATGAGCTCAGCCTTACGCTGCTGTGTCATGCCTTTGGCAATGACATGATCGCTGCCGACCAACTTGGCAAGCGCACCAAACACGGCGTGCTCGATGGAGGATGTGTACCTGCCCAAGAGGTAGTTAAACCGAGGATCACGTGGTGAAATGATCCTAGGAACCTGTTGCTTATCCCACACTGTATTTTCATACTTAGTGAAAAAACCCAATTGTGCCAATTGGGCCAATGTGGCAGGCTCCGTGCCCAACCTGGTTCTGGCTAGTGTGTATAACAGGCGCTTGGAGCCGTTCCTCGAGATGATGAACTCATCCCCGGTCAACCGGTTGCAATTGCCTATCTCACTCACCAACCTAGAAACCAGTGGCGCGAAGTCCGCCCCATTGCGCTGACAGGGTGGTTTCTGGTCGCCGTCAGGATTCAAATAATAGACGCGCTCCTTCAAACCAGAAACCACATTAACCACACTCTTGGAAAAGGGAATCAATACTCGACTGGAAAATGGAGTGACAAGCCGGTAATGCTTGCCGGGTGTGTACCGCAGAGGATTCCAGCGTTTTACGCGCATGCCCCGTGCTCCAGGAGCAGCACTATCGTAAACCGTTGGAATCACCTCTCTGCGGCACCCCTAATTGATGTGAAAACCCCCAAATCTACCCTCTGCTGCTAAAAGGCGGGCTGTATCACGCCTACGGGCCTGGGCATCAGTGATGACAAAAGTGGCCAACACCATGTCATCAATGTTGCCCGCTATATGTGCGGGCCGCAGACCATGCGCTTTCATGGTTCTCACCATGAAAGCCTTGGCCAACCCCATATTATATGGGGAAGCTTCCCGATGGTTGTAATGCAGCCTTGCCTCTTGCACAACCTCCGCCAAATACGGGCTGTCAACCACGCCCGCAGACAACACTTTGTGAACCCACTTCTTCTTGACAACACGCCGTTGTCGGACTGGGGCTCCGCCCTCCTCCTCTGCGCCGCTCGCCGCCACTTCCTCCACTTCCGTGAAATCATGCGACTCGCCCTCACAAACCTCTCGCGACTCTGGCTCATACTCGGCCGCGGACGCTATGAAGACGGACAAATCGC